ACAGTTTGCATGTCCATACCTATATTAGAAGGCATTTGTGAAACATCATATACTACTGCCTTACCACCTGCCCTAGATAGCGTTAACTCTATATGGTACATAACTACGTTATATAACATTTGTATATGTTTAAGAACATCTACTAAACTAGTAACTCTACCAGCAGACATATTGTGTGTACAACCTACATAAGATAAAGGTGTTTTACCTGCATCATCTACAGACCTTACTTGATTAGGTCTTCTTCTGCAGTTTACTACAATTCTACCACCTATTTTTGTTCCTTCCCAAATATCGTCAACAAATTTTGTTTCTATCTCTTCTCCTTTTCTAGGTTTGTAGTTATCACCTACTGATTTTCTAAATGGATTATTAGGGTCATATTTATTTGGAGATACTTTAAATTTTAATTGTCTTATAGACTTCCATTCTCCATGTATAAGCCTAATTCTTACACCTGTTGCAGAATCATAGTTTATCCATTCTATACTTGTATTATAATGAGCAAGTTCAGTACCAGAAGATATATGCCTCATGTTTTCTAACTCCATTACATCTTCTTTAGTTAGTTCTTGCCCATACTCGTCTAGTATTTCATTAACACTTAGCCATCTTTGTTCTACCACCCATTGTGATTCATCTAGGTAATCACTTTCTATTGAAGAATCAAAAGCTATATTTCTAGGGTCTACTCTTCTTACATATGGGTCTCCATTTCTAACTGATATTTTATAAAATACTTTACCTAATACTAATAAATCTCTAAAACCATTTTTAAATAAGTCTTTCCATCTATATCTTTCTTTTAAATATTCAATACCATCTTCAGCCACCACTTCTATAGCTTCTTTATAAGTATATCTCATGTAAGCTTCTATATCATCTGGTATTTCAAAGTCTACATTGTTTTGTGTTATGTCCATTCCCATAACGTCATTTATTTCTTTTTTGACGTCAGCTAATAATTCTTCCATAATAAGAGATACTTTCATATCTTCTTTTCTTTGTACAGCATCTCTGTTTATAGAACTAATTTTAGTTTCTAGTGGTCTTCTTAATTCTTCACTAGTTAATAAATCAATTTTAGGAGCAATAATATTGTAGTTTGTCATACGCGCAGGAAAAGGCGTACCATATTGGTCAGTAATATGCTCGTAATCTTTTGGGTCAAAATGCCCATGATAGGCTTGATAATTACGAATATCTTTATATCTATCGTTTATATATAGATTGTTATTGTATTGTGCGACATAAGGAGCCATAGCATCCAAATTTTGCTCACACCATTCTTTTGTTTTTTCTTTGTCGCTAAGCAATTGCCTAGGAAAATTAGTATACGGCATATTCTAATCTTTAAATGGGACTATTCTACCACCTTCCCTTTTGTAGTAGACAAATCCAAGTTTTTTATCTTTTTGTTCCTTTTCTCTAGCCTGAATACGGAATATATCTATATTGTGTATTAAACACAATCCAAAGGCAATAGCCCTATCCGTGTTTCTTGTTCCGTAATCAGCAAGCTCGTTTAACAAGTCAATGAACCATATATCGTCAACATTAGTTTTAATATAATCGTCCATGTACTGCTCCATAACGGCCTTTGTTTGTTTGTTCATTTGCAAACCATATCTATTTCTAGTTAAGGTTCCAGGCGCGTGTGCAGTTTTTGGTTTTTCTTTCATATACTTAAGAGCGTTTTTTCTCTTAAAATAATCTATAATACCAATTCTTGTATACTCTATGAGCATTTTTGCATTGTAATATACGGCTAATTTTAGACATCCGTCCCAAAATTCTTCAGCAGTTTTTGGTCTTTCTGTATAATCAGCTACAACATAATCACTAGGCATCTCTGTTGACACAAATCTTCTATATATAATAGCACTTCCCATAGAAGCTGTAGATTCTGCAGTATCTTGGTCATATGAATCTATACCACCTATATCTAAACCATCATATTCTTCTACTGGGTGGTCAAGTATTTTATATGGACCATTTGGGTCTGCTATCCATTCTACATCTTCAGTAAACCCATCTTCTTCGTCAAACACCCATTCTAATCTACCTCTTTGTATTTGATTGTCTAACTTAGTATGACTCATTATTCTACCTCTTTGAGCATTTATTAAAGACAAATCAAACCTACTACCTTTAGTTTTTAAGAAAGCTTCTTCTACAGTTAACGGGTAGTTTTGTATATGTAAGTTGTAAGCTTTACTATTATCTCTACCTTCTAATTTTTTTCTTTCTTCTACTAGCTCTTTTCTAGCTCCTTTCTCATCACTTTCGCCAGTTTTAGTATCAAAAAACCCATAATAACAAACAGAAGCTGGTATAAACATAGGAATTAAATTAAATGAATCTGCATTGTAATACATCTCCATAAAATCTTTAGATGATGTTTCTATATCACCCCCAGTACCACCAATAACAGGTACACCAAACTGTACATTACCATCCATAAAACAAGCTTTAGATGACATGTAGGCATTAAGAAGTTCTTTGAACTCACCTGCCTCTTCAAATATCATTACACTTAAACGCTCACCCTTAAATACTTCAGGGTTAGACATTGTTCTACAGTGTATAGCAGATTGATAACCTTCTATAGTCCACTTACCATCTTTTGTTTTTTGTTTATATCCACTTTTTACAACATCAGAAGTATCTTTTAAAACAGAATGTTTAAAGTTGTTATGCTGTGCATTTAAACCTTTTTTTACTTTATCAAAGAACGAATCTGCAGTAACTTGTAGTCCTGCAGCTATTCCTACCTCATTATAAGGGTAGAATGTATATTCATGAGCACATAGTGCAGAATTCATATAACTAAAACCTTTATCTCTGGCTTTTATTACAATCATTCCTTTTTGTTCGTCTTTACATTGCTCAAACATATCAAAGTACATTTTATCTAAATCTCTGTACCATGGAGCAATCAAAGTCTTTCTATTTCCCATGTCCTCGCCACTATTACCTAAAATTCTATAAAAATTTAAATAGTAATAATGTTTTCCTGATATTTTGTCCATTCCTTTTGGTTTGTAACCATGCATACATCTGTGTATCTGTTCTTCCCAATATTCTTGGTAAGACACAGACTCTGGGTCCAAATCAGGTATCCCCTTATAAACAACAGGGGCGTATTTTTTTATATTTTTAGACATTAGTCTTTTTGTCCTCGCTTTGCTATTACTTTATTATAATTTTGCAAACCACTTAGTTTGCCTCCTACCTTAAAAGCAGTTTTTAATCTTTCTTGATATGCTTTTAATTTTTCTTCTTCTATAAAAGAATTACCATCTCTTACAAACTTTAAACCATTAACCTTAAATGTTTCTTTCATATTTTAGATTTTATGTTCATTTGCTGTTCTAGATAACTCATCTTTGCAGCCCCTTTTATTTTTTTTCTTTCTCCTCTTCTTTCTATAGCATCCAATAACTTTTGTCTAGTATTTAAGACTTTTTCTATGCCTATCATTATTTTTTGCATGCTTTCTGCATTATCTTCTGTTATTGTAACAGTACGCATAAGTCTTGTATACTCATCTATTTTTTCGTTAAATGCTATTAATTGTGCATCTAACGGGTCAAATTGTAACTCTCTATACTTTAAAATAGCATTTGCTATTGATTGAGACTTACTACCTTTCCACTCAAACTTGTCAAACACAGCTTTACTAACTGATTTTACTCTTTCTCTTTCTACAAAATGTCTATATGGGGAATCGTAGTCACAAACTAACGCTACCCACAACACTCCTTTTAAACCATGTTCTTCTACTACCTGTCTAAACTCTTCTATTGCATACAAACTATCGTCTGTTTCTATTGCTTGCCCCCGCTTGTCAATATTTAATAAATACATACTATTATGTTGTAGCATTTAATGCCATCATCACCTCCATCTCTATACTTCCAGAAGAAGAATCAGCTGTTATAGTATCTATTTCTACCATAGTACCTACGTTTGCATTGTCATCTGTAGCAAACATTAAAGGATTTTCATTAGTAGTATTTGAAATAGGAACTATAAAACTTGAACCAGCATCAACTCTTACGGCATAAACAGAAGCAGTTCCGTCTTTAAAAGCTAAAGTAACATAGTCTGTTTCATCTAGGTTTGTTATTCTTAAATAAGCAACACTAGACCTGTCTACTGTACCAACTCCTACAGCATCATTTGCAAATGTTAATAAAACAGACTCAGTTTCATTTACAGTAACTACAGTTTTTAAAACTTGTGTTATATTTTCTACTGATTTAATTCTTTGTGAATCGTATCTTTGACCTTCTATTGATAAGGTTTCTAATATTGTTGTTGTTAATGTAGGCATATTTTATATTATTTAGCGTCAGTACTTGCAACCATAACCTCTACTTTACCTATACCCCTATGACAATAAGCTTTAACCTCATCTATATCTACTAATGATGCCCCTAATTCAGAGGTGCTTATAGCGTCAGTAGTATCAGCAAGAGCTACTACAGTATGAGAATATAAATAATAAGATTCATTTGGTTGTATTTCGTAAGCATAAGACAA